ATGCCAACGAGTGCCTCATGGCGGGCCGCGGTCGGGAAGTCATTGATGCGATGTGGAACGCCAAGGCCTACCGGCCGGACGGCGTGATCGACATCACTGAGGTGATCGACCGGGCCTGTCAGGATGTGGTCGTCGGGCTCCCGTGGCCGTGGCCTACCCTCACCAAGGCAACCTACGGTCGCCGGCGCGGTGAGCTGTATGGGTTCGGCGCGGGTACCGGAGTGGGCAAGTCCACCGCATTCAAACAGGTGGCGATGCACATTATCGAGCACGACAAGCTCCCGGTCGGGATGCTCATGCTCGAAGAGCCGCCGGCCATCACGGCCAAGACGCTTGCCGGCATGTTCATGCACAAGCGAGTCCACGTCCCGGGCGTCGAGTACGACCGTGACGAGCTGCGGCGTACGCTCCAGAACCTAGAGGGGAAGGTCTACTTGTACGATCACTTCGGGTCCATGGACTGGCAGAACATCAAGCAGCGCATCAGGTACATGGTGCGTGGCTGCGGAGTGAAGGACATCTTCCTCGATCACCTGACCGCACTCGCGGCTGCTATCGACGAGCAGGACGAGCGCAAGGCAATCGACCGCATCATGGCGGAGCTGTCGTCGCTGACGCAGGAGCTGGACTGTACGATCTACTACGTCTCGCACCTGACCACGCCGGACGGCAAGCCGCACGAGGAAGGCGGCCGGGTATACGAGAAACACTTCCGGGGCAGCCGCTCGATCGCCTACTGGTCGCACTTCATGTTCGCCATGGAGCGCAACAAACAGGAAGACGAGCCGACTGTGTTCCGGGTACTGAAGGACAGGTACACGGGGGATTCGGCGGGGCTGACATTCGGTCTCCGCTATAACACGACTACGGGGCTGCTCGCCGAGTGCGAACTCCCGTCCGATGACACCGGGTTTCGGCCCGTAATTGATGACGAGTATTAGGAGATAGGTATGAACTCTATGCTGCAACCCGTTGGCGAGTTTCTGAGGGCGCTGACTATGTCCCTGCTGAAAGCGAGCAAGGATTCCGTTGTCTTCGCGGCCCCCTTCGAGACCCCGAGTGGCGAGACCTTGTGGATCAAGTACAGCCTGTCGGTCGAGGAAGTCCTTGACGATGAAGGCGCGGCGGCCCTCAAGGCCTCGGCCTTCGAGTCCATGGAAGAGCTGCTGGCCGACGATCAGAAAAGGCAGCACTGATGTTGCCTAAGGATGCGGAGACGCGGAAAGCTATTCCCGTCTATCGAGGTTTCGTTCAGTACTTCCCCGATGCGATAGCTGCCGTCGCGCAGCTTTCGCAGTTGGCGAACGATCAACACAATCCCGGACAGCCCTTGCATTGGGCAAAGGAGAAAAGCACAGATGAACTGGACGCCATGATGCGCCACCTCCTGGATTCTCAATCGGAAGAGCGGGATGACGAGGGGGTGCTGCATATGGTCAAGGTTGCGTGGCGTGCGATGGCGAACCTGCAACGCATGGCCGACGCTGGCGTCAACCTTTTCGCGGAGACGCTGGAGGTGCCACCGGAACGCGAGAAGCCCCTGCACTTTTGCAGGAATTGTGAGCGCATCTACGCTGCCTACGCAGAGCAGATATGCTGCGATCGTTGTCTCGCTGACTACGTAAATGCTCTGAACGCGAAAGGCCCGGAGGATGGAGGGGTAGCGCCCTAGGAAGTTTTCCGAGTGCCTAAAGTCGTCCTGCCCTGTGTATCCATGAGCTGACAGCTTGGTCTCACAGGGCGGGGCGCATTTATTTTTTGGAGAGGACATGATCGTATTCGACATCGAAAGCAATGGCCTGCTCGACACTATCAGTCGGCTGCATTGCATCAACGCCATCGACCGGGCGACAGGTCGCGAATACCGCTTCACGAACCACAAGTTCTACGAGGACGTGAACGGATTAGTAACAGACGTGCCGTGCCCCCGGGATGGCAGCATCCTAGACGGGCTGGAGTTCCTTGCGAATGCCTCGTGCATCGCCGGGCACAACATCATCGGATACGATCTGCCCGCCATCGCTGCGGTGTACCCGGAGTTTCCGCTGCCCATGCCTGTGCAGCAGTACGACTCCAAGATCGCCTCGCAGCTGATCTACCCGGACCTGAAGGACAAGGACTGGACGCGCATCCGCAAGGGCAAGCTGCCCGAGGACTTCAAGCAGTACGTCGGCTCGCACTCCCTGTTCCCCTGGGGTATCCGCCTCGGTGGCGAAGCCAAGTCGGACTTCACGCCGGCGCAGTACGGGCATACATGGAAGACCATGCCGTTCACGCAAGAAATGGACGAGTACTGTATGCAGGACGTGCGTGCCAACGTGGCCCTGATCGAGCACTTCGAGACGCAGGGCTACAGTGAGTTTGCGGTCTGGCTGGAAATGGAAGTCGCCAAGATCATCACTTGGCAGGAGCGGCACGGCATCGCGTTCGACTATGCGGCAGCCGAGGTGCTGGCGAAAGAACTGTACGTGAAGCAGCACGAGCTGGAGCAGTTGGCCCGCGTGCAGTTCCCGCCGTTCGAGGTAAAGAACGGGAAGCCCTTCACGCCGAAGCGTGACAACGCGAAGCTCGGCTACATCAAGGGCGTACCCGTGCAGAAGTGGAAGACCGTCGCATTCAACCCTGCCAGCAATGCGCACGTCGCGCAGTGCCTGACGGCTAAGTACGGCTGGGAACCTGTAGACCTTACGGCTACCGGCCTGCCGAAGATTGATGAAGAAACATTAGGCGGGCTGCCCTACCCGGAAGCCCAGGTGATCGCCGAGTACCGGACCGTGCAGAAGCGCCTGTCGCAGTTGGCCGAGGGTGCCGAGGCGTGGATGAAGAAAGAACGTGGAGGACGAATCTATGGCCGGGTTAACCAGCTCGGGACTGTCACTGGCAGGATGTCGCACTTCGGTCCGAATCTTGCTCAGGTACCTGCTAACCATGCTCCTTACGGCGAGCAGTGCCGCGCTTTGTTTGTCGCTGATCCCGGCCGGGTTATTGTTGGTTGTGACGCGGACGCTATCGAGTTGCGTATCCTCGCTCACTTCCTTGCCCGATACGACAACGGAGCTTACGTCAGGACCGTGCTGGATGGACGAAAGGAAGACGGGACCGACATGCACTCGCGGAACCGTGACGCTATTGGCCTCACTCTTCGAGACACGGCTAAGACGTGGTTCTACGCGTTCATCTACGGAGCGGGAAACTTCAAGCTCGGGACGATCGTCCTGAGTGAGTGGCCTGCCGAGAAGCTGACCAAGTTCTACGCGACGTACCCGCCGGGCAACAGCCGGCGCTCCAAGATCGCACAGATCGGCAAGCGCTCTCGAGACAAGCTCACGTCCAGCATCCCGGCCTTCGGCCAGTTGGTCGAGCGGGTCCAAGCGTGCGCCAAGAGGGGACACCTCGTAGGTCTGGACGGCCGAAAGATACCGGTCCGGGCCCAGCACTCCGCGCTGAACAGCCTCTGCCAATCGGCGGGTGCGGTCATCATGAAGCAAGCCCTGGTCCTTATGTTCGCAGAGTTCCGCCGGCAGAAGCTGGACGTTATACCGCTGCTGAATGTACACGACGAGGTTCAACTATCAGTCAACGAGGAGGCTGCCGATGCCGTCGGTAACATTGCAGCTAGTGCCATCACGCAGGCCGGCAAGAACTTCGAGTTCCGCTGCCCGCTTGGGGGTGATTACAAGATCGGCCGCTCATGGGCTGAAACTCACTGATGAGCAGGCGGATGTGCTGCTGCTATACGGTAGGTGTAAGGCGCGGAACGACCTGCTGCGGGAGCTGTACCCGCTCGGGTACTCGTGGTGCTCTTACCACAAGTGCATGGAGCCTGTCGGGAACTTCTCGAACGACCGGAGTAGGTGGGATGGATTGGGTTCGCGCTGCAAGGAGGGGGCAAGGTGGATGGACACGGAGCGCCACTACGGCATCACCGAATCGCAGTACTACGATCTATGGGAGAAGCAGGGCGGGAGCTGCGGAGTGTGCTCGACGGAGCTACACCGGGAGCATATTAACGGGGTCCACGTCGACCACGATCATGCAACCGGAAGGGTCCGAGGGCTGCTCTGCGGCGAATGTAACACGATGGAGGGGAAGCTGGGCGGGGCCGCCAAGCGGGCCGGGATGAAGACACTACGTGAAATCGTCGTCCGCCTTACCCGGTACCTTGAGGAACCCCCCGCAAGCTACCTTCACGAACACATACGAGGTGTACCAAATGTGGACTAACATCATCACGACGATCTTCCCGATGCTGGCGAAGATCATAGACAAGGCAGTACCGGACAAAGCAGAAGCCAACAGGCTGATCGCCGAGATCCAGCAAGAGCTGCTGAAGCAGAGCGGCGAGGAAACAAAGATGGCAACGCAGGTGCTGCTCGCCGAGGTCGGGGGCGAGAGTGTGTTGCAGAGGAACTGGCGTCCGATCCTGATGCTTTCGGTCGTCGCCATAGTCGTCAACAACTACATCCTGTACCCGTACCTGATCCTGTTCGGTCTGCCGGCCACGGTCCTCGAGCTGCCCGGCGAGCTGTTCAGCCTGATGACCGTGGGCGTTGGTGGCTATGTCGTCGGCCGGTCGGGTGAGAAGATCATGACCAAGTACCTAGAGGCGCAGAAGTGAGCGCCCGGCTCCCGGTCGCCCGGCTCCCGGTCATCCTGCTATGGTGGGCCGTGCAGATGGTCGTGAAGATCGCCGTCGCTATTCCAGGACTGGTGATGGTGGCCTTCATGTACCGCTACAAGAACACCCCGTTCCGCAAGGTGCCGTGGATGTTCTACCTCTGGAAGAACCCGGAGGACTGGTGCGATGGAGTGCTGGCACAGCGAGACCACACTGCCTACATCGACTCCCTGCCGCCGTGGTGGCGGGACCGGATGAAGGACAGCAGCCGCTTCTGGCGCTTCTACAAGTACCACGCGATCCGCAACCCGGCCGATGGGCTTCGCAACATCAAGATGTGGAACTGCAAGCTGGACCCAAGGCGCATCAAGTACATCACCAACCAGAAGCTGGCGAATTACGAGTGGTGGGCGCATGACGTAAAGCCGGGGAAGTTCTACTGGTTCGTTGCGTGGCAGGGACTTCACTGTCAGCTGAAGGTGCTGCGAGTCTGGACCCCAGGGATGGGCGGCCGCCACT